GGTGCTCGACCTCGACAACGGGGGTGCCGGTTGGCTGAAGATTTGGGACGAGGAGCTCCCTTGGGAAATCAAGGTTGAGGGCTGCGCGAGCTACCCGCAGGAGTGGCCTCTTGAGCGCAAAGTCCCCCACATACCCCCCATGGTGTCGCGAAGTTTTGTGTATATCGCGGGTGTCCTCTGGCATCCTTTGTACAACTTGTCCAGGTGCGTCAAGCGCCTTGTGTGCGCTGAGAAGCGTGAGGATGCGATGGAATGGGCGCTGATTGAGGGAGCATGTACCACGCTGGCGCTGCAGATGTGGTGGTACAAAAGGCGGTGGTATTATTCCCCCGTTTGCGAGTTCCTGGATCGTGAGTTCGTGCGAAAGCGCAAGGTGGACCCACGGGTCATTGATGCCAGGGCCGCAAACTGTTACCGCCACACGTTCCAGCAGCTGGAGCCCGGGGATGACATCCCCATCAACTACCGGCTTTATTCGTGACGCCCCCTCTCCCCCCACTCCCCTCTCCTCCCCTCCTCGTGATAGTTAGTAGGAGGTCAATTTTGGCCTAGCCGCGCTTGCTGTATAGGAAAAGTGGTGGGTGGGTAGGGAGATAGAGTTGAGTCTATCCTTTTCCAAGATGTCTTCCTTGATTTCGGCCATCACTCTCCCCAACACTAATGCACCCCAACGCTACCCGTCGTTTCCGGCTCTCGACCGAACGGCGACCATGGCTTTCAGCGTGCCGAGCACCGTGCAAGTCCCGGCGGCTACGACCTATGAGGTCATGCTGTCCAGGCAAACTGCTTGGCCCGCGTGGGCACCGCTGTCTTTCACTTCTCTTGTACATACAACAGTGTACGCTGTGGAGTCCATGTCCGGAACGGGCGACCAGTCTTGGTCAGCCGAAGTTCCAGGGCACGTTTGCAGCTGGTCCACCGGCAACAAGTCCGTTGGGAACACAGGCGTAGGGGTCACAGGGTCAACCTCATACTACCCCTACCCCATTTTGGGTAGAGACACCCACCCCACCCGCACGTTCACCTACATCCCCCCCGGTGCTCAGGCTTATTTTGTAGTTGGGTCAGCTTCGGCCACCCAATTCGATTTCCCGAACACCCTCCAGGTCATGTGGCTAACTTGGGAGGGCCCAGGCAGGGAGGCAGGAACAGATTTTGTCACCATCTCCATTGCCCAGGCCAACGCGCAGTCGGCGGCCATGTCTGCTTCAATTGTTAGCAGCGTCGGCCGCTGGATTTGCCCCATCCAGATCTCTGGTGTACAGACGGGCAACATTGGCGCAATCCCTAACCTCACCACGTTGCTGTCCCTAGTTGTGTCCTCCAACACCTGCACGTTCACCCACCAGGTGAATACTAGTGGTTTTGTGAGTCCGCTAGCTGTGGCGACAACCATGTTCATGCCCTTGGTGACCCCAGCTGAGTTTGCCAATTCAGTATTGCCTTGGGCTGACACACGCGTGACGGCCACATCACTGTTGGCAACCAATGTCACTCAGGTTCTGAACAAGGGAGGTACGGTTTTGTGTGGGCGTGTGAGCCCTTCGGTGCTCAACCCGTTTTTGGTGTCTCCTAGTTACGTCAACACGCTGCACCCCTCCGAGAAGGCGTTCCTTCCGTTAGAAACAGGGTTTTACACCTTTGTTCCCCCCAGCCAGGACATGCTTACTTTCAGGAACCAGACTCTGTCCACACTGTCAACGCAGTCCAGTGTGGCAGTCACTCCTTCCCCATCCCCACTGTACGACTTGGCTTCGAATGCCTTGGTACACTTCATGTTTGTCAGTTCCTCTACGGCTGCTGAGACGCTAGCCATCACTGTCGACTGGCATTTGGAGTTCAAGACTTCTTCAGCCTTGTTTCAGATAGGTGTGTCCCCCTACTCCCTGGAGGCCATGCATCAGACCCAGCTCACGTTGGCCAAGGCACAGCTCTTTTTGTCCAATTTCAACCATGTGGCTATCCTTTCCGCGCTGCGAGGAGCCGTCATGGGTGGACTCAAGGCCACACAGTATGGACTGAACCTGCTTGACCCTTCTCTTGTCGGGATGGCAAAAGGTATGTTTAGGCGTGTCACTAGAACTGGTAACACTAGGAAGAAGACGCGTGTGCGTACCACAGTGCCCACGACCACTGCTTCTCGCAGTGGCATCACTGGCAATTCCCCTGGCACTGTGGCGTCGCAACAGGTAGCTCTTAGCAGGCTCCCCCCCTGGAAAGCCCCTTGGCCGTCTAGCATAGGAGGCATGCGTAGGGTCCCCACACGTAAACGCGGCGGTCTCTCAATTTTCTTGAGCCGCAAGCGTAAAGGCACCAGGACCCGTAGGTAAGCGCGGTCTAGGCCCCTCAGAAGGAAAACTGAGGCAGGTAGTTCAAACCGG